GTTACCAATGGCTAATCTTAACTCACCATTATCTGTATAAATCTGTAGGTTAAATTTAGTCAGTATCATCTGGTATTGTGGTGACGTTTTATCATTAAACCTCCAAAAAAATTCAACAGTCCAGTTTCCTGCTGAATCAATATCGTTCCCCTCGTTTTCAGGGAAATATGCATAATCACTATTGCCATCCAGCAATAGTGAAGCAGTGCCAAATTTTTTCTGTGCTGTGCTAGTTTTAGCTGTGCCAACTAACGTCAGATTATTCTGGGCAGCACTGTCAATCGCCTGACCATCTGCCATGTTTAACAACAGCTTGGTGTTAGTGATGGCTGTCAATGGGGCTGTTGGTGGGGTGAAGTTGCTTGTGTAAACTGCTGTGCCTTTGACTACTCTTACATCAGTTATATAACCATCCCATGACCCTCCGCCTAATGAGCTAAAACTGCCGACCTCTAAAGCTCCAGTCCCATTAACATAAGTGCCACTATTTGATGTTGTAGAGCCAGCCACTCCGTCAATGTAAATATTGTGGTTGTTGCCATTTCGCACCAAAGCAACATAATGCCATGCGTTAATTGTAAAAGCTGCACCTTGAGCAATTAAAACAGCACTGCCGCCAATCATAGCATAAGCCTCTACATCAGTGCCAACAGTTTCTAGTATCCAAGAGTTAGCAGCATTTGTGCCTTCGTAGGGCCATTGCCCCACAAGTTTATTAAAACTGCCTTGAGCCGTGGCATAAGCCCAACACTCAACGGTGTAGTTTCCACTGCCCAGATTCCAATCTGCACTATCTGCTGCACTCACATAATTAAGATTAGCATCAACGCCATTGTACAAACTCGCACCGTTCACCGCAGGGTCATACACACTGCTGGTCAGGAATGGGCCAAATGCTGTTACGGCTGCATTGCCAGCTGGTGTGACTGTGTGAGCAGAAGCAGAGTTATCAAGAAACCTGTTTGATTGGCAGGTTAATAATTTAGTGTTTGTAATAGCTGTCAGCTTGGACGTTGGTGTGGTAAAGTTCCCTGTATAGACAGCCGTACCTTTTGCTATTCGTATGTTAGATATGTTTCCTATAAATTCAAAAGTACCATTTGCTTTTTGACCAATAGAAATTCCGTCTTGGTCAAAACTTGTACTCATTGCACCAGACACTTCTGCCGTGCCATTGATGTAGATAGAAAACTCGTTTGTTCCAGTGCCTTTACGGACCCATGCTAAGTGCGTCCAAGTATTCAATGGGACAGTAGCAGTTGTTGTGAAGTGTGTAGTGCCACCTTGGTAATAAATAGACGCCTGACCAGAATCCGTCAGCCAACAACTGATACTATTTCCTGTTGGATAATCATCTTGTAACATAATAGCTTGAAAACCTGACCTGCTTTTTTGATAAACAAAGCATTCCCATGTAAAATTGCCAGTCCCAAAATCAAAATCAGAAGATGAAGCAACAGTTAAATAATCACCATCACCATCAAACGCCACAGCCCACTCACCATCCGGCCTTGCAAATGGCCCAAAGGAGCCTTGAGTTACAACGCCGTTGGCTGTGATTGTGTGGTTAGATGTAGAGCCATCATCAAAGGCATTATTTACGCCGTTGTTTGCACCGTCAAAGTGAGACAAAAAACTAACGCGATTAAACTGATCGTCTGATGGTAGGATTTCCCCGCCGCTAGAAGCGTTGGCCCCAAAACCTAAGACGTTATAACCAAAACCCGACATATTTTCCCCTACGCATCGTTCGCTGCATCAGTCGTAAATAACAATTTTACACCCAATAACCGAGCATCTCCGCTTTGAGTGTCCGCACTAATGTCCCTGTTTATTTGGAAGAAACACATATCCGCTGCTGCGGGACTTCCCGAGATTGTTACTGCACCACTTTCTACACTTACCATCAAATCATTTGACGTACCAGAAAAGGCCAACGCCGTTGTTGCTACCTGAGTACCAAAAGCTGTATTTATGCTTTCATCGCTTGTTATCGCCACACCTGCTAATTGCCACGCTACCGTGCCTGTATTTGTCCCTGTTACCGTCCAGAAAGGTTGAAACGTAACAGTGCCTTCGTTCCAGCTTTTTGGAAAAGCTACACTGAACTGAGCAAAATCATCAGCCCCATCAGCAAAATCCAACACCTTGAGATCAGGGCGAAGCGCCGTTGTTTCGACTTGCGTTAGATCAGAACATGGATTTGTAGTGGATGGATACATCGCAGTTGCAGGAACATAGATGCTTTCTTTTCCTGCGACTTTAGCCGCAACACCACCAACGGTAAGTCCATCTGTTTCTAACGTTCCATCAATATCTGCGTTGCCTGATATGTCTAAACTTGCAGCGATAATTTCACCACTAGCGTTTATAGCGCCATTAATGTCGATTGTAGTAGCAGCAATCTGAATTTCAGTGTCTGCTACAATATCAAGCTGACCATCCGCAGATGAGTTAATATAAATAGCGGCGTCACGAAACTTTATCTTTTTGTCAGTTCCAACAAGAGAATCTGCGTTACTAGCAAATCCACCATTGAAGACAGTAGCCGCCGTAGTTGTAAGAACTCCTGTGATTAAAGCAGTCGTTGCCATATTCACAGCACCGTCAATATCTACAGCATCAAGGTTGGTCGTTCCATCAACATCTATGTTGCCGCTAATATCTAAAGAAGCAAAAGTTCCAACGCCTGTTGTGGTGATGTTGCTTGAACCGTTATTTATTGCGCCAAACCCAGATGTAATAGACCCTGAGTTTAATGCTCCTGTAGTTACAATATTACCCCCACCTACGCTGTGGCTGGAAAAGTAAGTAGATACCGTGTCTACGTTGGTCATACGCATTGTGCCAGCATCGTTAATTAAAATGCCGTCACCGCTTGCTACCGCAGTAGTACCCCTAGATGTACCACCATCTATTAGGTTAATTTCCGCAGTGGTAGTTGTAACCCCATCAAGAATATTAAGTTCAGTAGCTGTTGAGGTTACTGCTACATCTTCATTAATTTTAGGCGCAGTAAGCGTCTTGTTTGTAAACGTTTGCGTTGCCGCGATACCCGCAACAGTGTCTGTAGTCGCGGGAAGTGTTAGCGTTACATTTCCGCTAAACAATCCGTGGGCAGGGGCCTGTAGTTGTGCATAGTGAGCGTTGTTCGACTCGCAATAAAACCGGATATAAGACTGCGCTCCACTGTTTTTCAGACTAATTGCACCTGTTGCAATATTAACGTTATTAACGGCGATAACAGAAGCAAAGGTTACTCCCGTTGTTCCTGTAGGGATACGCATAGCAATGGCATCGGCATCGTTTTTGATGGTTACGTCATTAGTGCTGCCTTGGCCTGTCAGGATTAAACCCTCGGCACTGGTGAAGCCCATCGCGGCATTGTCACCCGCAGCAGTGTCACTGGTCGCTTCTACCGTGCCACCCGTAATAACACCCGTAGTGGTTAGCGAAGTAGCTCCATCATTAACAAATATGTCCGCCGCAGACGCAGTAATAAACACCTCGGCACTGCCGCTAAGACTAATGGCATTGTCAGAGTTGGAGCTTTCTGTGACAGAGCGGGTGAGCGTTGTTCCGCTAGAGGTAAAAACGCCACTTCCTATCTCGAAGTTAGTGCCATCTTCTATCGCGTACCTGACCGTCTGACCATTAGTTATGCCAGCTTGTGCAAAGGTCTGATACCCTGACAGGGCGCTGCCCAAGGTAATCGTTCCAGTACCCGTGGTACTGGTGGACATTTTTGCACGATTTCCAAGAACAACAGCCATGTTATGCTATCCGTATAATTGCGTTACTCGCATCAGCCGCAGGAAAAACAATCGTAAAGTCACCAGAACTTGCACCTTTGTCCGCGCCAAAGTCCAGCACACAAACTGAAGGGTCACCTGTTGCCGCTTCGTTGTAAATCAACGCGCCGCGAACCGCAGAAACCGTTACGTTGGAAAACACTTCATCTGCCATATCTACCAAAGCGGTAGTTCCGCTGGCAACAGGCGTTACCGTGGTGACAAATTGGCCTTTTGCTGGGTAATTTGTACTGTCAGCTTGGGCGATTTCGTTTGTTGCCGTGTATGCCGTAGTCGCAGCATTTAAAGTTGCGCTGTTAGTGTAAAGCGCCAATTTAAACACATTGCTTGCCGCAGTGAAAGTATGTACGCCCTTCAAAATCTCTACCTTGAACGAAGTACACAGGAAATTTCCGTTAAAAGCCATTACATTTTCCTTATATATTCGGCCAACGTAGGATGACCCGCTTCTTTGATTGCATTATATACCGTAGTTCTGTCACTTTGAACAGCCTGTTTCATATAGATAACAAGCAGCTTCTCTATGCTATCACGGTACGCAATAGCTTGGTCACGTAACGCAGGGTGAGCATCTTCAGAAAAAGCAACGATCTTACCTACGCAACGGTGCGCTACTTCTTCAGGAGTAGATCCCCGATTGTTCGTTGTTTGAACATCAACTTTAAACTCTCCAAAAGACATATTATTCATGTTTTAGGTTTTCTCAAAGATCCATAACGGTATTCATCAGAAGTTTCCTGTGCTTCACCCAAGTTTTTCAATCTAGAAAGACCTTCCATAAATCTTTCATTAAACATCTGCATCGTTTGCATTTCGCTTTTCATATAAGTATAGGCTTCTAAAAGAGCACCATATAATAAAGTCATTTCTGCGTTTTCACTGAGCCATGTGGTTCCGCTTTCTTCTCCTACAGTTATACTTGAAGGACGATAAAAATAACTCAACTCAGCTGTATATGAAGAATTCGGTGTAGGACCAATTAAAAAATTATCTACATCAAATTGAGCATAATACTTCGGTACACCCGTTGTAGTAGGAACAGGAGAATATGTCTGCACAAAATCTAAATCTTTAAATAACAAAAAAACTTTAGAACTACTTACAGTAATACTTAAAGAAAACGGTGCTAAAAAATCGCTAGGTGCTGTTAAAAACTGGTTACTAGAAGTCATAGTTCCTTCTGCATTTTTTTGAAACAAATTTAACTGAACATTTTTTAATATTCTTTCTTCAGCTATTCTTATAAAAATAGGTAAGTTAGCCAAGAAACTGGTCTCAGTGTTTTCTGTATAATCTTGTATTGCAGACTTTAATTGGGCGTATGTAAAACTCATGATGTTACAACCTGTACTGTTCCTATTGAAGTCACCGCTTGAGTAGATCTATTATTTATAAACGGAAACACGTTTTGGCCCACCAAAATAGTTAAGGCTTCTTTTTGATCAGGTCTAGGATCAAACAAGGCTTGAGGTTCTGAAATAGCAGGTATTGGGTCTAATTGTGGGTGTTTTGTTTCAAAACAATCTGGACATGTTTTCAGGTTATTCCACTCCTTACGAAGATCGAAATAATCATATTGTTGACCACAACGGTCACATAATGCTAACGCATATTTTCCTGAAGCATAAGAACTCATGATATAAACGAATAGTAATCTCTGCTAGGGGTTAAACTTAAACTCGCACGATCGCGATCTTCTGCGGCAGCGCGTTCGAACTCTTCTTCGTAGACAGCTTTTAATATTTGAATTCTATCTGGCGCACGTTTCATACTCAAATAGTAAGCTAATCCCGCTGCTAAACAGGGATAAAATCTAAAAGGAACTTCTAAAGTATTCTGAGACGCATCTGCATCATCCATGCGGGTTAAACGATCAAAAACAAGAGTGTATTTACTTGAAGCATCTGGTAAAGGCCAAATTTTTAGTGAAGGGCTAATTAATCTATCTACATAAAATTGTGTAGGTCGGCCCTCTGTTAATTTAGAGGGAATACTTAAAAAAGCATCACGACTTACACGAGATATAGATATATCGCTTTGGTTAGAAGTTCCTGCATTTGTTCTCACAACCGCCGACAAAATATCAATAGTATCTGTACCGAGGCTATACGCCTCGGTACTTTTTATTAAGCTCACCGTAGTTTGAGCTATTGTCCAACGATTCAAGCCCCTATTAGCCCAATCAGCTAACAGCAAATTTAACGAACGCTGCGCTGTTTTTAAGTCGTACCCTGTACGAACTTCTATACCACACCGTTCAAAAGCCTCTTCAATGTAATCAGCTACATCTAACTCAAAATCTGTAGAACCTGAAATCGTCATAGTTATTTCCTAGCTTTGCCGCCTCTAGCCATTCTTTTACGGGGACCACCTTTAGTTCCCATGCCGCCACCCATCATCTTTTTACGGGGACCACCTTTAGTTCCCATGCCACCGCCCATCATCTTTTTACGAGTGCCTCCCTTAGGACTACCCCCTTTTAATTTTTTACGAGTCACAGCACCACCGTTTTTGAGTTTCATACCAAACATTTTGCTCATACGGTCTTTTGCTGCTTTGTTTTTCTCTGAAGGAGTAGATCCAGGCTTACCCTCCGCAGCCTCAACCATTTGATTCTGCCGTGCTAAAAGTACTTTTTTCCTTTTAGCCGCTTCTGCACGCTTTCTTTTCTTTTCAGCGTCTCCTCGTAAAACGGGTCTTTTAGAAGTTTTAGGTGCCATACTACTTTTCCTTTTCTGAGTAGATGTTGTCGAAAATCCTATTGACGTCTAAAGTATAATCTAAGTCTGATTTAGAATAATGTATGTGTTGAGAAGGTTTAAAATCTGGTGCACCTTGACCAGTTTCAAACCATGCTGGATGTGTAACTCTTACTCTATTATTAGGTAAAGCTACAATATTACCTGTCCAAGAACCCGCCTGTAAAAGTTGCAATACATGCGCTTGTTTATGTTGAGCAGGGTCGTCTGCAACAGAAGTATCTGTATAGTCTACCGTAAACAAGTATTTAGCGGGGTAAAACTCTCCATCTATTTTAGCCATCCATGGGCATGGCGTAGCTCTATCAAGAACATAAACAGCATGTGTGTGCGAGGGGCAATCCCAAGGTTGCACTTCATGTACTGCCATAGGTTCAGGCCATCCCTCACCTAATTCATCAGCTACTAGGGCGGTAATAGGCATTCGCGCCCACATCGCCCCTCCGTGGACATTGTCATATTCTTCTTCTGTAGACTCATGCCCTGTAAAAATTAATTGAAAACTTAAACACCTATTAGGCATCGTAGTTACGGCTATCGCCATAGCATGTAAAAACTCACCATGATACTGTTCATGATTACATGTGTACTCTCTTCTCACCCAACAATTAAAATGAGGAATGTTACTTTGCAAATAAGGCATTATCCGTACGGACCTTTGACAACTTTTTTGTTAAACATCCCACCATTTTTTGCATTTTCCCGTTTAGGGAACCCTGCCTTCATGTTAGCATAAGCCGCAGGAGTAACTGTAGATTTACTCACAGAACGAGAAGTTCCTGCTTTTTTTCGTGCATTCATATAATGATAAAGACCTTTAGGTTTCCCCATCTTACCCTCCACTTGTTTGCGTTCTTGCCCACGAGTAATAGTCATTAACATTTCCACCGTTTTCGAGCTTGTCTTAAACGGCTATTTGGGTTTTTAGCCGCTTTAGGAAACATCTTCATTTGCCCTGCCGAACGTGCACAGTAAGACTTACGCCTATTGGCTGCTTTACTGCCTTTTTTGACTTTTCCAGTAACTGCTGTTTTGAGTTTAGATCCTGGATTAGCTCTGTTGTGAGCACGAACACCCTCAGAAGTCATTCCCGCCCCTTTTTTAGTGGGGCGATAATGTTTTTCATTGCGCTTTATAGGTTTGTCACCAGACACGATTAAAATTCTTTTCGCATTTCAAGAATAATCGTATATGTATCTGCGCTAGTATGGCCGACTGTAGTAAACATAATATCTCCTGTTTTACCAGATCCAGAATTATTCGTCAAACCACCAAAGCCTGTATAATCTTGATTACCACTTTGGTTTTCACCCAGCTCAATACATAAAAGATCTGTAGACGCATCCCATAAAATTTGCACCTTCATTCCAATGCACTGCCACCAAATACGCTCTATTACGACACCCGTACAAGGATCTCCGTCAGAATTATTAACTAACGCTGAAACATCGACCTTTTTAACCGCTGACTCACCCGAACCATCTGATATATTGGTGAACTTTTGAATGACTCGTTTAGAACCATCAAAAAGAGTTTGTGTAGCTATAGCATCAGCCATTTCATCATTCCTTAGCCGTTATCGTGGTCTACGTTCATTCCAGTGATGCGAATCCATACTTTGCCAGCGGTGTACGCTGCGTCAGTGGCCGCGCCAGTGGTGAGATACAAAAATTTCTTAGTCATAGCAGCAAGAGTAGCCCCAGCATCTGCTGTGGTGTAAAAGCCTAAAGATAGATCGCCATTGTTTAAGAGGTTTGTACCGCTTGTCAATGCTGCGTCTTGTGCTGTAGTTCCTGTGGCTGAACAATCTAGATTAATGTCTGGATCGCCGCCAGTTGGAACTTCGACACAGCCCATTTCTATGAGCATTGGAATGCCGTTTACTTCTTTAGTAATCGTTCCAATGTGTGCTGAAGCTGCGCCAGCCGTACCAATAGCGTCACCAGCAGCACCACCGCTTTTATAGCCAGCGTGAAGGTCGATAATCCATGTGGATACGATTGTGCCGTCAACCTTGCTCACAAAGTGGTTTGTACCAGCGGCTGGAACACCCGCACCAATTGCATTTGGCACAATGCCAAAGATTGTTGCGCCAGTGTCGAGGCTGGCGTTATTTGCGCCAGCGGCTGTGCCTGTGCTAGTATCAACGACATTATTGCCTGTGGTGGCAATTGTTTGCAGGGCAAATTGTGAAGGTGTGATTGCGCCAGTTGTTGTGTTCTTCGTGACTTGTTGGAAGCCGTTTTCAGAACGTACTGGTCCGCTAAAAGTAGAATTACCCATGAGTGTCTCCTGTCGTGGGTTAAGTCAGCCACACAGCGCGGCTGTCAGGGATAAACAAAACATACAATAACTTCAAACAAAAAGAAAGGGGCGATCTAAAAGACCGCCCCTATGGGTACAAACTGGGAGGAATCGTACCCGTTTACGTTATGCTCCTGGAGAACCGAATACACAACGTGGATCTGAAACACCAAAGCTGTAACGCTCGCGAGCCTTATAACGGACATTGCCCGTATCAAAGTCGCCTTCCATAGAAGTTTTAACAGCGGCACGTTCAAAGTGTTTGAAACCATTAGGTGCATCTGTTTTAATGAAAAATGCGTCTGTGTCTGTTAGGAAGTGGTTGACCACATATCCCTCAGGCAACATACCCATGTTTTTCATCGCGTTAGTATCGTTGTCTGAAGTTCCCGGACGTAGATTACTTGCCATCAACCGTTCAGCAACAAACTGTAGGGCGGGTGGAATAATCAACTTACGACCTTGAAGCGCAATTTTTAGGCCACGCTCATCAATAAAGGCCGCGATATCAATCAACGACTGCTCTAAAGAAGTTTCATTCAAGTCTGCCGCTGTACTCAACTCATTAGCAAAGTTTCCACCGCCCACAGTGGGGTGATCGGTAGCACATAGCTCTTTACCATCGCCAAGAGCAAAATTGCTGTTGAACGCATTGTTCAACACAGCCGCCGCTTTGACCTGTTTGGTGTTAGACATTGAACGAGCAAGCGCACGGGTGTAACGAGAACTAAGTCGGTCGTAAAGGTTATCCTCTACAGCTTCTTCAGTAATCGCAAACGCAAGGGCGATTGTTTCGTGTGTGTAACGAGCAGTGAAGGATTCATTCGCAGTATCAAAAGAAACCGCAGCACCCTCTCCCTTTACAGGAGCAGCACCGAATCCAGACAGCATAACTTCCTCTTCAAACGCTCGGTCTGAAGATTCCGTTTCGAATATTTCGGCATGTTCGTTATCATACCGATCATACTCCAAACCAAACAGAGCATGTAGTCCAGGCTCTAATTCTTTAAGGAGTTGGGATCTTGCAATAGCCATATCTATTTACTCCTTAAAGGCCAGTTGTGGCGGTGTGGAAGGGAAGATTCAACTTAACCAACGCAACAACACCCGCAGAGGCATAATCGATGCCTTCGACATCTTTAAAACCCACTATACGGAAGTTATCTGTAGCAGTAGTTGCTCCAGCAGAAGCCACCGAAAGTTCTCCGATGGAAATGCCTGTTGAACCATTTTCTGATCCAAAACCAGCGCCTTCAGCGTTAGAATGGATAAGTGCCGTTGCCGTAGCAAGATTAGTTAGCGTAGCATCGCAACTAATTTCGTACACTTGAAATGGATTATCATACACAAAAACCGTAGCTTCTGTCCCAGATTTCAACGAAGCTGTTGCTGGATAATTTGGTGAAAAGGTTGGCGTACCGTCAAGTGCGATAAACTCACACCCTGCCATAACACCTAGAATCGCTACCGAACCGCCGTCTGCCGCACTTACGTCTACAAGTCCATTAGTAAGAGGAATCACCATATCGCCTTGAAAGATAGAGCTAGATGATCCTGCTACTCCAGGAATTTGTACTTTGTAAGGTGTCATCCCGTTGCTGTTCGGTGTTTGACCTAGATTATTATGGGGCCGCAAACCAAACGGCGCATCAATGTTTGCCATGGATTAGACTCCTAAAAATTTACTCGGGATTGTTTCCGCCCCCGAAGGTTACACGTGACTGCCTATCAGGTTTACTAATAGGCATGGAAGGATGTTGCTCCCGCATGAGATCATTGTCAACAGCGATCATTTGGTCGGAAGTTTGCCGACGATAGTGGTCGTTGCGTTGTTGACGAGTTTCTACAGGGAACCTAGCGAGCACCAAACCACCAACACCTATAACTCCAGCATGTTTACCATCTTGGACCGTAGGCGATTCGAAATCAGGGTACTCATCAGCGCGAACAAGTTCAAAGCCTTCGCGTAGGCGAGCAGATAGGTTTTTGCGATCATCGTAGCCCATGACACTTTCACGGATCCAACGGTGGACAAACCCCTCTGGAGGGGCAGGAGCGTCTAATGCAGACGGGGGTCGCCAAGGTTTAAGGCGAGCAGTTTTTTCCCTTGTTTGGGAAGAGCGTGGGTTTCTATCGGTCATTCAACCATCCTCACGAATTTTGCATACGAAGCATTTGCCTCGCATAATCTTCCTTCTTTATACCCAACTTCTTGACAATAGCAAGTTGAGAAGGAGTCAACTTTACTTGTTGTTTGCCACGACCTGAAGAACCTCGGTTTGCTGCACCGACTGCTGGGCCATTTCTAGAAGAATTATTAGATTTTTTTGCGAGTTTATGGGGAAACTCTTCAGACATTCGCCGATCAAGCTCTGAGTAGTAATCATCGCTAGTCGGGTCGTAACCTTCAGATTCAACCATGTTTTTGTGAAAGCTAAACGCAGTCAAAGTCATAGGCTCATCAGAACCGAACCATTCGTTCTTAGCAGCCCATCTAGTAGCTTTAGGATCAGGGGGTGCTGGTTGTGGGGCTTGTGCCGCCTGTTGTTGAACAGGTTGCTCTACGACCGTTGCAGCTTCCTCTTGGCGTTTTTTAACTTGAGATAGCTTTTCTGTTTGATTCGCAACAGTAGCCATTTGTTTCTGAACTTCAACTTGTTTATCTACATCGCCACGATCTATAGCTTCTTTTAATGAGCTATGCAGAAGTTGTTCTTCAGCAGTTAACCTATTTTCAAACTCTTGCACAAAGGATTTATCTAAAGAAGCTGTGTTCTTTTTAGATTCTTCTAATTGAGAGTTAACAGCTTTAGCATACTCAGTCGCCGCAGCTTCACGGCGTTCTGCTTCACGCATTTTAGCTGTCAGTTTGCTTATGCGCTTTTTAACGCCATCGCTATAATTTTCTAACTCGTCTGAATCTTTAGAATCATCAACTGAAGAATCAGATTCTTCTTCAGTTTCAACTTCTACCTCAATTTCAATTTCATCTTCTTGATCTTCGTTTAGTTTTTCATTTGGCATGGGGTTACTCCATGGTTAGAGGTGTAAAATATCATCGGGGCTACCAATAGTAGCAAGTATCTCATCATCATTAATGATTCGAACTTCGCCACCTTCAATTCTGAACCGACTTCCAGCATATTTGCCAAAAATCACCCAATCTCCTGCTTTACACCACGGTTCAGCAGTACCGAATTTATCAGAATCATTATAAGCCAACGAGCCTACTCGCAAAACATAAGCACAAACTGTACCTACAGATTCACGCTCGCGAGTTTCTGAAGGCAAGATTATCCCACCATCAGTTTGTTTTCTTCCCTGAAAGGGCAACAACAAAATCCGCCAGCCCGTAGGTTGCGGTAGTTTATCTATAGCTTTTTCAGAAAGTTTAGAAGGGTCTAAATAACGCTCTTCTGCTTTAACATAAGCCTGTTGTAGAACGCCTTCTTTGACTTCTACAGGTTTTGTTTTAGGCTTTGCTTTTGGTTTCTTTGGTTTCTCTTCATAGTACTTTGGTACTAACAACTTATTAGTCATCTATATCTGACACCCTATTTAGCAGGTCTTTAAGATCCTGTTCAGTTTGAGCAAGTTCCGCGAGCTTGGCTCGCAGTTCCTTGAAAACGGTGAAATCAGCAACAGGGCCGTGACATATACAATCCTGATATGATCTTTGCCGTTCGCGAACACTCTTAAGCATGTTCTCGTAAAAGTAAAGGTCGTTCATAAGTTGGGCATACTCCTAATAAATTGATTCTGCGTGGTCTAAACTTAATCGTACAGGCAAACAGTACGCAACTGCTCTATCCTTAGTAGATATTCCATGTGTACTATACCGTTTAACTAAAGATTCAGCTACCTTGTTACAGTAATTGACTTGTTTGAAGTACATATCATCAATCACTAAAGTACGCTCGTCCCCATACCCTAAGTATAGCATAAGGACGAAAACGTGCATGTTAGAACATTAATTCAAAATGCGGAGCATCGATAAATGGCCTGCGTCCTTGTGATCTGCGAATATCTATATAGCTATTCATGGCATTTTCTGCTGTACCCGACCACAACCCAAGATCATCAATAGTCCACGCAGCACCCCACCGCAGTTTCACACCCGATGCTTCTGCCGCTTCTTTCATAGCATCTGCGATTTCATCGTACAGGTTTAATTCCCACCTACCGCCATCACAATAAGCCATCAAATCAACAGCATTACCATCAATATGTTTCGACTTCATCGTCTGGCTTGCACCTTTTGCAACTAGAGCTTTTTGCTCTTCTATAGTTCGCAAACCACAGATTACACTAAAATCTTGTTTCGTAACGCCCATGGCATACTTCACGATCGTTACTAAACTTTCGTTTACACCTTCAAGTCTTGATAGGCTTCGTTTTCCTAATCTATACGCCATTTATTTTCCACCCCCGCCTTTACCGCCTGTTTTCCTCTTATTACGAAGAGATTTATTGCTAGTCTGAGGAGCATAGCCAAGCGCGTTATCACGTCTAACATCATCCATTGGCGCTCCACCTTGCTCATACAAAGAACCCGAGGGTAGTTTAACTTTTCCAGTTAAACTCGAGGGTGTTCTCAAAGCTCTTTGTGCGACTCCTGCTCTCAAAATATCAGGAATGCCTTTTTGAAAAGGCTGCACAGGAACGCTTCCTCGATCTGAAGTTTTAGATGCAGGTTTTACAAAAGGTTGATTCGGCATACCATCATCACCATCTCTGTACAAAGAGGTTAGGGACTCGCTTTTACGTCTTGTACCTTTTGGCATATTACCTAATCTATCTACAACTTTTCCATTTGTTCCATACGTCGCCATAATTTCATCCTTACTTTATTTTTTCCCAAAGAACCTGCTTACAGACCGCATACCTATACTAGCACTCACAATCCCACCTAGCGCGATTTGATACCACTGGGGCATAACTTCTAAAGCTGCAAAACCTCTTGCAACGATATCATTTCCCCAATCTCCACAGAAGGCGAGTATAAGTGGAATACTAAACAACAAAGTGATCCATTCATCTTTCCATGAGTTCTGAGTACCCTTCATAGCCTCAATATCCCAATCAATCTCACCCGTAAGCTGCTTTTTTCGCACCTCCGCTTCGGTAAGTTTGAGTTGAGTCTTGCCATCAATAACCGATGTAGCAAGACCCGTGAGACTGTTAATAAGTTGCCCTATCATTTCTCATGCGAAAGCCATACGGCAAACGCCCCCGTCATTGCGCCAGTCACTACAGAAATTAAACCAGCCTGTTGTGTAGACAAATCAGGCTGTGTCAATGCCCATTCTATACACCTAACATAAACTATTGTCATAGTGAACATCATAAAACGAGGAAGAAGTTTGTATTCTAGAATTCTAGAAAAAGCTAACTGCATTTAAAAAACTCCCTTAAAACTAATCCCCGCTAACGCCGCACCACCGCCTCGGCTAACTTGGCCTGAACCCGCTTGGCCGCGAGTTGCATTTAACCGAGCAGCGTTTTCGCCAGACTTAGGCGAACCCTTAGAACGCTTAACTCTACCTTTAGTATTCGCATTCGCTTTAGCAACATCTGCCGCTTCTTGCTGTAGATCTTTGTCTGTAATTTTTTTACCTGTTTTGCTATCGTACATCGCTTCAGGATCATAATCCTCTGGCATATCTTCTATAGCCATCTGTAATGCTTTTTCAATACCCTTTGCACCAACAGAACCTTTTTCGAAACTTTTAATTTTAGCCATATTACTATCCTCTACTCTGCGCGTTAAGTCTCATTTGAGCAATATCTTCAGAAGAATCTATTCTCTCTTGGGCTACCGCATTACTCTGTTGTTGGCGAAGTCTATCCAACTCAAGTTTTTGTTGATCCATTTGCTGGTCTGAAACAATCTCTTGTTGCTTCAACGCTAACTCTTGTTTCTTAATTTCAACCAACGGATCATCTGGCGGGGCAGGGGGCAACTGTTTCTGATACTCAGAAATTAGTTGAGCCTGTATCTTAGCAATCATATTAGCATGTTCTTCAGGGGGCTGTTGAGCTTGTTGCGGCTGTTGCTGCATTTGCTGTTGATGAATCACTGTAGCTTTCATACCCAAATGGTCGTAGATATGTTTTTCTAAAACCAACAACACAGGGGGCTGCATCTTAGCAACTTGGCTTTTCATATAAGCAGAATGAACCAAAATATGACTATCGTGATCTTGCTCAGGGAACGCCTGTAATTTACCTTGGCCTCCTGCCACAGAACTAGCTTGTTGGTTTTCACCAGCAGGGTCTGTAGGATCTTGTTTAGGCTCTGCTTTTAATATTTGTTCAATATTATTAACACCTAAAGCCAAATAAACGCGCTGATAAGCCTCATGCAAATTATGCAATTCAGGGGCTGCTTGAGCCAATTTCAACTGTTCTTGGGCCATAACTACCCGTTGCGACATACTAAAAATGTTAGGATCGCTAATTGGTAAAATATCTACCCTGCCATCGAAGTCTTGAGACTTAATTTGAGCATCTACACCCACATCATAAGGATAAGGCCGTGGATCCTCTGCAAATAAACGCCCCAACATTTTTAATTCTAATTTTAAAGAAGCATGTAACCGCTTATGAACAGCACTCACAATACGACTGCCCCGTTCTAACAACGCAATCGTAGTTCCTACAGGCATTTCTTGCTTACCATCGCCAATACCTAAATCTGTATTGCCAATAAACCGATTAGCCGCCTCAACAACAAACCCCATAAGCTGAAATAACGTACCACTCGGCTCTTTATACGGTAAAGGCATTAAAGAAGCCTTTATATCGCCTCCCGGAACATCAACATCTCTGAATTCTCCGGGTTGCAACGGAGTTCCATCATCAGCAATACGCAAACCACGCGCTTTAAATCCGGCTGGCATATTCGCAAGCGTTCCAGCATCAATCAACTGCCGTAAAGTAGAAGTAGCCGTGCGCGATAAATTCCCCAGTAAATGAATTAAACCAAATCCGTAAAAACCAAGTCCAGGAGTAAACTTATATTGGACAAAATGCGGAATTTTACTCTTCTGCGGGTCATCCTCACGGTAATTACGCCGAATACTCAACACATCACTCGTATTTTTGCAAACAGTCACAATATACGGCAACTTAATACCCGTTTCTTCGCCATCTTCTCGTGTATCGGGGAACTCAGGCAAATCTAAATAACAATGGCACTCATACAAAGTAAACATTTCATCTGTATCATTAGGGGATTTACCCTCTAATTTATCATAAGCATCGATAACCTCGCTAGATTCATCACTTGTAGAACCCTTCATATCGATATCTGAATAAAATCCCCCCACCTGCAATTTGCGAAGTTCATTTTGCGATATCTGTATAGAATGCGTAACTCGCTCCGCTGTACGCAAATCAGTCGCCGTATACGGCACAATCACTTCTTCAGCAGGAATAAACTTACTTACAGGCCGACCCAACGAATCATCATGGTACAACTTCTTAAATGCACTACCCGCCAAACCAAGATAATATAACATCTGGTCGAACTCTGGCTCATACTCTTCCATCTCATACATGATTTGGTAATTCATATAATCCTGCACACGCTGGGCTTGCTGCTCTACCTCCGGTGTAGGGGTGCCAACAATATTGCCACGCACAGGGCCAGTGCTCGGCAACAACTCTTTATAAGCACCCGCCTGAAATTGTGTTACAGCTTCATTCAATACAGGGTGCACAACACCAGTTGCACCCTCAAACGGCTCAGAACGGTCCTCGTACCGCATACCAAGCAACTTCAAACCTTTTACATACGTATCGCGCCAATCGGAACGGGAACTCTCATCGTTGTCGACACTATCCAACACATATATAGAAACACCCGCTAATTCATCATCATCTATAACATCCGCTAAATTGCCAAAAAATTCTACATCTGTTGCAACCTCCGCTGTTTCGCCAAAAACAACATCCGCCCCACCCTCATCATCCTCAATAACTTCCAAATTTAAAAATTGATCTTCTTGCGCTGCCAACTCATCTTCCGCCACACTAAACGTATCCATAGGGGCTTGAAGTAACGAACGATCAATATTCGTTGGGCGGGATTCCATTGCCATCAGTAATAATTCCTTCTTCTAGGGGCCGACTCAACTTCTTCATAATCCTCTGGGTGCTGAATAAAACCACCCTCTCTAAATCTTCTAAGTGCTTGGGTCACAGTATCCACATAATCATCATGCTCACCAGCAGGAAAAGCAGCACACTCCTCAACAACTTCCTCTGCCCATCGGGTATCTGGTGCCCATACTAACCCACTTTCAAAGATTGGCGCAATTGAATTCAATCGAGTAAATTTATCATTTCCTCTACTCGGGCTGTAATTCGTCACAGGAATACCCATAGTTCGCAACTCCTGCGTTAACGGCATCCCACTAGCCTTAGCCTCTATCAACACACACTCCGGATCCCAATACTTATACTCCTCCAATGCTATACGGCGCAACTCAGGAAAATCCCATCTACCTCTACGGGCATCCATCAATATCACATTCGGGGGCGCACCATCATACTCATAAAAAACACCCCACGTTGTTATAGCACTGTAATCAGCAGTCTCACTTTTACTAAACGCCGTATCATAAGACTGCATAACATACTCAATAGCAGGTAACTCCTTCGGCTCCCACTTACGCCACCAATCACGCTTCAATAACGCAGACTGCTCACTCGTCGGGTTCTGCTGCCACTGCGCCTCCCACTTACCTACACTCAAACTACCCTTAACAGCTAATAAATCTTCTTTCTTCCAAAACTCAGGCCAAACAGGCTCATCAGTCTCCGGCATCAAAGCAGGAAACTCAACAACCTCCCACTTATCCGCTAACGCATCGCGTCCCTGCTGGCGTAACAACTTACCAGTTAAATCATTCTCTGCCCATCGGGTCATAATAATAACAATCGTACCTCCAGGTTGTAAACGCTGGCGGGGTCCAGATGTATACCACTCATAAGCATGCTCCAAAGCAGTAGGACTCAACGCATCCTGCTCACTATGGGGGTCATCAATAATCAATAAATCCGCACCTCGGCCAGTCACAGCACCGCCTACACCCGCAGCAAAATACTCTCCACCCAAACTCGTCTCCCAACGTCCAGCAGCCTGACTATCCGCCCGTAACTCTACTCCCTCAAAAACCTTAGTATACTCCGCAGAATTCATCAAATTCCGCACCTTACGTCCAAATCTATAAGCCAACTCCGCAGTATGCGTAGTCTGCATTATCTTAGCTCGGGGGTTTCTGCCCATCCACCAACTCGGTAACAAATAACTGCCAAACTCACTCTTCGTATGGCGCGGCGGCATATTCACAATTAAACGCTTCAACTCTCCCGTAGCCAAACGGTTAAACTTCTCAGCCATTATCTTATGGTGGCGTCCATTAATAAACTCAGGCCAAACAGTCTTCGCATACGTCATAAAATCTTCTTTACCAGCAGCAGACATCTTCATCTCAGCAGCTCGCTCCATCAAATGGGCATAACGCTTCAACTTATCATCAGGCAAACCAATCAAATCCACAAAACATCCTAACTCAAAAATAATATCAATAATTATTTCTACATCGAATAATTTTCGAACACAACGCAATCAAACAAAAACATCAATAAAAGGGGTCAACGAATCATCAATCAATGATTATTAATC